GGTGATAATGAAATAGAGGAACTGGAAAAAAACTCCGAGACGATAGCCGCCGTCGTTTCGCCTACAAGTTAGGTTTGTCGTTAGGCGTTTGGAACGTCCCTCAAATGCTGGAGGACATGCCGGCGGAAGTCTTTGACGAGTGGTTAGCGTTTTACCACGTGGAACCATTTGGCGAAGAATGGCTACAAACTAGTTATCTTTGTTCCATAGTGTTAAACCTATTGGCAAAGAATAAAAACGATCTTTTAGAACTCGATGCTTTTGTGCCTCAGTTCACGAAGAAGAAAAAGAAACAAGTATTAGACGATCAGTACATAAACGCTATGAGGTACGGTAAAAAAAATGGCTAACATCGGATCAATTGCCGCCACCTTTATTGCGAAAACCGCACCGTTTGAATCAGGCGTGAGGCGTGCGCGCGGTTCCATGGATACCTTCGGGAAGTCTGTAATTAGAACGGCTGCTAAGATCGGAGCGGCCTTAGGTGGTATCCAGTTTTTCAAGACTGGAATAGGATTAGCTGCCCAGCTAGAGCAAGACACTATTGCGATTAAAACGTTTACCGGATCGATTGAAAGTGCGAACGCACTAATTCAACAGGTGCGAGATTTTGCGGCGTCTACACCGTTTCAATTAAACGACCTGATAGCGGCAACTAAACAACTTTTAGCTTTTGGGGTTAGTGCCGACAAGGTTAAAGGTACGTTACACGTATTAGGCAACCTAGCAGCCGCATCCGGTGCTAACATTGGTGACCTTGCTCAGATATTTGGCAAGATTAAAAGCCAAGGCAAGTTAATGGGGGAAACCTTAAACCAGTTAGCAGAACGGGGTATACCTGTAATCAGCGCACTAGCCGCGCATTTTAAAGTACCCGAAGAAGCCATACGGGATATGGTTAGCGCTGGGGAGGTTTCATTTAACGATTTTGAAGCGGCTATGAATTCGCTAGGCGGTGAGGGCGGACAATTCGCAAACCTAATGGCCGAGCAAGCGGACACGCTATCCGGTAAATGGTCTACATTTAAAGACAAAGTAAACGATTTAGCTATTACCATAGGCCAAGCGTTGTTACCAATGATGACCGAATTATTAAACGTTGGTTTTGCTGTTGTTGATTGGATACAAGGGTTAGACATGGATACCGTTAAATTTACAGCGTCCGTAGTTGCCGGCGTTGCCGCGTTTGGATTGACTATAAAAATAGTAAGTAAAGTTATTAAGGCAGTTAGGAGTTTTATTACCGCACTTAGAGCATTAGCGGCAGCAAAGGCAACCGCTATGGCGTTTAGCGGGCCGGCTGGTTGGGCTATGTTAGCAGGTGCTGGGATTGCAGCGGCTGGGGCTGTAGTTGGTATAAACGCGGCTTTCGATTCAATAGCAAGTGGGGCAGACTCGGCAGGTAATGAGGTTAACAACTTAGCTAACAGCACTAATGACATTGCAGCAGCAGCGGCAGAAACAGAAAGCATTGGAGACGTTGCAGAAGAGAATGCGGAAAAGTTAAAATCGGAAACAGAGCAAGTAGAAAAGCTATCCGAGGCGCTTGGTGTAATTGCTAACCGTCAGGGAGTAGGGGTCGCGATACGTGGAACGGTAGAAGCTGCGCAAGCCAGAACCGCAGCAATTAAGAGCTTAGAAAAACACCAAGTAGCACAGATTAAAAAACAAGAAGAAGCTAACGAGCATTTAGCAGAGATCGCAACCAATACAAGCGAACAACCAGCGATAGTAGGTATCTAATGGCAGTTACAAGCGTAAAAATATTACATAACGGATGGACGGCGTCTGATACTGCGGGAAGTGGTATTACGTTCAACGTAATTTATCAAGTCGAAGTAAACGATAAAAACGATGGCCCTTTAATTGTGTTAAACGGTGAAGGCGTTCCCCGAGTAGGTGAGTATTACGAAATCGGAAACGATATTGACCCCTTCGCGTTTGTAAAAAGCGTAAGCCCGACGCCAAAAGGTGAAAGAATTTGGAATGTAGCCGTTACGTTTGGCCCTATTGAACCAAGCGATGAGGGAGCCTCTAACGGACGTACTACAGCGGGGCTAACGCCGGAGGGAGAACCAACAGACGACCCCTTAATGGTACGTGCTAGCATGACTGTTAGTACCGTTCTGGCACAACGGGCCGCGACAAGGGGGGCTTATTTTGGCAGAGTTGAAGAAAACGTCGTGGGTGAGTGGAATTTAATTCCAGAGGGTTTTATTCCGGAAAAGCCGCCGGTTGTAGAACATCCTAAAATGGTTTGTGAGAATCAAGGGCATTGTGAAATCGCAGACAAGACCCCTATAACAAACAGCGTTTTTACACCGTATGACCCGCCCCCAGAGATTGATTACAGTAGAACCAGATTAACAATTAAGTTTAATCTAAAGGCTAACCCCGACGCGCCGTGGGGGTTACTAGCTTACGTAAACATGATAAACAAAGAAGACGTTTTTTTTAAAGATGCGTTAGGAGACACCGTTTGTTTTGCCAAAAAGTTTTGCGCAAGGATTATGGGTGTATCGTACGAGGAACGATTTATGAAAGACACGTTTTACTGGTCAACCCAAATAGATGTTTTAATAGATAATATATTCGGTTGGCGCCTAGATATTTTAGATCGCGGTTATTGCGAGCAAACTTATAAAGGGTTCGGGGAAGAGTCTATTAAAGAAAACGTAACAGACCAAAACGGGGTACCACTTGCGGAACCAGTTCTCTTAGATGGAATGGGCGGCCAATTAAATACCGATGAGCTAAGCGCTGTTTATTTGCAGTACGGGGTTTTTAATGAATTTGATTTTAACCTTGATAACCTCAACCGACCCCAAGCATTCCAAAATGCGTGGAACGGTGACAATGGTTGGTAGAACACTAGACGCTAGAAAATAGGATTAATGATTAAATGGCTGATTGCATATGGACGAACGGAAACAGTGACGGCGACTGGTCGAACGCTGCCAATTGGAGCGGATCAGTACCAACCGCTGGAGATAACGTATTCTTTACGAGTGAGTACACGGGGCACGTAACCACAAACCTAGACCGCACTTCTGATGGCGTTTTAGGTACCGTAATAGTTGAGGATGGTTACACCGGAAAGATAGGAACTAAAGCCGGTTACCTGCAAGTTAAATGCGGTGGGTTAACCTTTGACGGTTCTGGGCTTTGCTTTATTGACGTTAACACTTCGGCTATAGATATATCTGTAGCCGGTACGGGTAGAGCGGCCACAGGGCAACAGGGCTTATACCTGAAAGGCTCGGCTATTGACGAATTAAACGTAACCGGTGGAACGGTAGGCATAGCAGCCAGAGCCGGAGAAACGGCAACCGTGGCCACCATTAATGTTAACGGTGGAACGGTCAACGCTGGAGCAGGTGCAACGCTTACAACGCTTACAGGCTACAGTGGTAACATGAATAGCAAAGCGGGGCTAACTACTGTTAATCTAATTGGCGGTAATGCTAAGGTTGAAGGTAATATAACAACCGCTAACCTTGAGGCCGGCACGCTAACCTATAACGGCACCGGAACCATTACAACGTGCAACGCTCAAGGTGGCACTTTAAATTGTTTCAGAACCGCACTAGCTAGAACCATTACAACGCTAAACCTAAAACCTACCGGCGGCGTTATCTACGATCCGGACGTAGTTACAATTAGCACTCTTACAAGTAACGGCAACCCTATTGCAATAAGCTCATCAAATGCCTAGAGGCTACATGTTAACGGCTGAGGCCGTGCAAAAAATACAGGCCGACCATGAAAGCCTAAAGCTGCAGGTAAGGCAGCTACAAGCAAAGGCTAACCGCGCACAGTCACAGGTTTCGGTTGAGAATATAGTATGGGTTCGCGTTAATGAATTGATAGAGCCTAAAACATCCACAACTTTTGGGTTCGGCACGGCGGTTGTGCAAGAATTCGAAATAACCAGAAACGAAGATAAGCAGAGTACGGATTACAATAAAATCTTAACTAGTTCATTCAAAAACCAAACGTTTGTAAGCAGCTACGGCGCGGAATCAGAAGACCGAACAATTGACGTTTACAATGATTCCCTTATTGCGATACCAGATAAATCCCACGTTAGATGTTTTAGAGATTTTAAGAGCGGCTTATGGATGATAGAAACACCCCAAACGGTTATAGGTTATACGTCGGGCGGGATCAGCGCACGCAGTGGGACAACGTTGGGCAGTGGTTCCGTTCGCTTGCGTTATAGAAAAGACGACGGAACTCTAGCGGACATTGAAAAAGAGGTAGAGGACGGGGACAACATCACATACAACGTTACCGTATATAATATTGCAGATAGTAACGTTGATTCTAATAGCCACGTAATGGCAAAGCGCAACGCTATGAGTGGTAATTGGTACGTTGATTTTGCTGAGTGCTAATAAATGACAATTACCAAATTCGGCAACGGTTGTGATTGTGATTGTTGCGAAACTTTCAACACTAAGTTTTGCGAACAATTAGTTTTTGAAGGCAATTCAATTGGCTATCTTAATCCTACGTTTTGGAATGACGAGGCAGGCGGCGGTAATAGTTGGACAATATCCACAACAGACGGCGGCTGTTTTGCGTTGTCGTGCCCAGACGAAAACAAACCATTTGCGCACGGGGTAACATCGGCAAACTTTGCGGGGCGCAGGGCGTTATTTAAGCCAACGTTGTTAAACGAGTGGCACGGTTATTTTGATATTGAGCTATTCTACAAAAGTTCGTTACCAACAAGTAATTACAACATCGGTTTTGAAGTGGCGGTTGATTATCAAGATGATGATAATTTTCATATGGTGAGGGTGAAGTTTGATTATGCACATGTAACAGGCTACGCGCTAGTTTACGAGTTTTTAAGGTACGAGGCAGGGGCCGAAACTGTATTACACACAACTTATAGCACTATCCCATCTGGCGTGACTAATTGGCGGCCAAATTTACATGTAGCTGTTGTTAATTGTGACAACGGCGACCGGATGCTATACGCCGGCACAAGTTCGGGCACTCAATCGACCTTAGTAGGATTGGTCAAAATAGATTCTTACGGTAGCAATCAGTTTGCTATTGCTACGGCGTTTAGCCAATACGCTGGAGCAACTACTTATGATTGTGATGGCGTAGAAATTAGCATAAGTGAACACGTTAGGCTTCACGGTTTAACTTTAAAGCGGCATGAAGACGATTTAGCAGGGTGCGGGAAAATACAGACAGAATGTCTATGCGATTGCTGGTTAGGGGATGAATACGACGTTACGATATCGGGCGTTGCAAATACCTCAGATTGTGATAGTTGCACAGACCTAAACGATACTTTCACTTTAACAAGGTCTGCAAGTTTATCATCTTTTGCCTTTTGCAGTTCTATGCAGCAATGCTGTTGGAGTTATGAAAAAAGTGATTATTCGGGCATAACCTGTGACGTTGATAGGATAGAACTTTATAGGTGCGGCAGGAAATGGGGAATTCATTTTATGTTTGATTTTGGTTCTGGGCTATATGAAACAATCGGCTGGTTTGATGGCACAATTGCAGATTGCATTGACTTAGATGATGTAAATTTAGGATCTATATTCAGCGGATGCTGGCACCCTGACGGCGGCAGCTTTTGCCCATCCGATTTATGTGACGCCGGTTCAATATCTATAACCCTCAATAATGCTTAATTATGGATTGTGTATTCACGGAAATTACCGAAGGCGTACAGTGTAATAATTGCGGCGTAGTTAAACGCAAGGCAACCCGTAGAAATTGCGGCATGAAAAAAGGTTTAGGGGATACTGTCGCTAGGATTACTAAAGCCGTAGGCGTGAAGCCTTGCAGCCCGTGCCAAAAGAGACGGGCAAAGCTAAACGCGGCCACAGCTACCCCAGCCTATAAAAACGCCCGCCTAATACCTACCGCCGAGTTAGTTGACGCGGCTAGAGATTTAGCCGAGATGCTACCGCCGGAGGTAGACGCAATTTGCGGCATTCCACGGTCTGGCATGATACCCGCGTCAGTTATTGCGGCTTATTTACACCTTCCGCTTTACACGCTAAAGAAGGGAAGCGTTACCAGCGTAGGCCATGGCCGCCGGATCATACCAGCCAAGCCGGTTAACGTGGCGTTTGTTGATGATACGACGATGATCGGAAACACGCTAAAGCGCTTAGAGGCTTTCAAGGGTTTAAAGTGTAGCGTATTTACTAACCCACATAGCAAGCGTAAGCCTGATTTATGGGTTAAAGAACTAGAGCCGCCACACCTTTTAGAATGGAACCTGTTTAATAGCGGTTTCGTTAAAACAATGGCGTTTGATTTTGATGGGGTTATATGCCACGATCAGCCGGCGAGATCATGGAAGGCCGAGACAGCCCGCCCGCGATACTTGCCTAGAAAGTCACCGGTAACCATAATAACGGCAAGGTTAGAGGCCGATAGAGCCGATACGCTTGATTGGTGTAAACGTTACGGCGTAGACGTTGAATCGCTTATAATGTTTGAAGGCACGGACGCCGAAAGATTAGAGCCTCAAGCGGTGACAAAGTACAAAGCCGAAGCGTTGGCGGCCAGCGGGAAAGATTGGTTTGTAGAATCATCTAGCCAGCAAGCCAAAGAAATTGCAGACTTTAGCGGGGCTTGGGTTATTTGTACGGAAGATTTTAGGGTTTATTAAGATGGTTGGTAGAAAGAAAAGATATAGAAATGAAGACGGGCAATATATTTACACGCACGAAGAACGCAAAGGCGTTGCAAAAAAGCAGGGGCGGCAGGAATACAAACTTGATAAAATAGAAGCCAAAACAGAACTGGCTAAGGCCGTAGGTACTAAGCGAAAGTATACGTTTTTACTATTAGCCGCTGGGCTTTTAGCCTTCGGGGCGTTTAGCTTGAAAGGATGTTTGCCAATATGAAAAAATGGTATCAGAGTAAAACTATCTGGGTTAATGTTTTGGCGTTTGTTGTGTCGAGCCTAACCGCTTTGACTAATGGAGAATTGGTGGCAGAAAATCCCGAAGTTGCGGCCATCGTTGGCGGTGTAGTTGCGGCCATTAATATTGTGTTGCGAAAAATAACAGATAAGGAAATCGGCTAGATGCAATTAGATAAAATAGGTTCTAAGATTTGTAGGCCGATTGCACGCAAGGTTGACGGATCAGGCGCATCGGCACCCGTTCCACCAGCGGAAATCACAGAAGTTGTCGTTGACAACGCTGACGATGGTTACGCTCTGGAGAATTATTACTATGGTTCATATGATTCGGGCTCTTTTAGTAATTCGTCTTCAAGATTTTATATCGGGTGGAGTACGTCTTCCAATCCGGCTATGGATTACGCGGTTAGAAATATTTACACTAGATTCCAATCCGTTCCAATCCCAGTTGGAGCAACAATAACTTCCGCTTATTTGAAATTATATTTTCATACTGGGAGTACCTATGATGGCAAGGTTATGACCATCAAAGGAAACAATGTTGATGACGCTACATCCCCCACAGATGTTGATGAATACCGTGCTTTAGCTTTAACTACTGCCGGAGTTGATTGGACGGTTGGCTCAATGAGTGGTGGGACACAATATACTTCACCAGATATTAGTTCGGTAATTTCTGAGATAGTAGGAAGAACAGGTTGGGTTGAAAACAATGACCTTCAATTGCTGGGAACAAGTACAGGTTCTAGTTCTACAGACAATTTTCTTTTGCAGTGGCGTTCTAGAAATTTTAGTGAAGCAAATGCCCCCGAACTTGTTATAAATTATTCTTAAGGAATTTTATTAATGTATACATACGATAAAGTTTTTACAGCACAAACTGCCAACGGTTCCACCAGTTCCTTAAATTGGGACGGTCGAACGGGGCAAGTTATAGCCTCGGGCACTTGGGACAGCGCAACGCTACAGCTAGAGGTTAGCCCAGATGATGGTACCACGTGGATTAGCGTAGGCGACGAAGGGAAGCTATCCGACAGCGGCGCTTTTAACTTTGATTTGAATCCTTGCAATGTACGTTTGACGGTTGCAAGTGCTGGCGGTTCCACTAACCTAAACGCGTGGATTACGTCCGAAGAATACGGCAGTAGCAAAATATAATTGAACCTCCGAAGGGAAGCCGGCGGCGTGGGTTTCGATCCGCCCGCCGGCGTCTTTAATATGCAAGAAGACATAACAGAGATTAAGTTGCTCTTAGAACGCCTGACAGCGCGGCTAGAGCCTATCTGCAAGCTACATGAGGGAAACGGCAAGGCACCGCTAGGAACGCGGCAGGCGTTGGCTGAGGAACGGATAGAAAAGATGGAAGATAATAATAAATGGTTAGCCCGTAGCACGGTTACCGCTTTAGCTGGAGCGGTTGGTTCTTTAGTCTGGCACTTGCTCACAAAATAAACACGGGTGTTTTTTCAATATTCGTGTTTTCTTTATGGCATTATTGTTGACAACTGGCGACAGATAACCGATGATAATAACTCAGGGGAAAATTATTCAAACCTTCAAACGAAAGCCGAAACGATGAAAATTGCAGACCGATTAGAAAGAATTTGCGAACAATACAAATGTGAATTAGTAGACGACGGCAATTCTTGGAAGGTCTTTTTACCAAAGGGTACCTTTTGGAAAGCCACCGGCAACAACTGTAGCGTTGGCCGTTACTCATATTCTCATGTTGTCAACGAACACCCGATTAAATATGAGTGTTTTGAAAATGAAGCGATTGAGAAAATTGAAAAAGACGCAGCTGGTGGAATTTATAGCAACCAAAATTTTTAACTAAACCCCGCCGCCCTTCGGGCGGCATATTCAAACCTTTAATTTAGAAAGTTGAAAAAATGAAAATTGCAGACCGATTAAACAGACTTTGCGAATTGTACAAATGCGAATTAGATGATGATGGCGAAACGTGGACGCTATGGTTACCAAAGGGATCGTGTTGGGAAGAATCACAATCGCAGTGCTTATGTGAGCGATATTCAATGTACGGGAAAAGCTGGAAGCCAGCGGCCATTAAAGAGCTAGAAGAGCGTGCAGCAGACGGGAACCCACTTATTGTAATAGAGGTACCGGTTGAAACACTTTGCCCAGTGCTAGACAGATACGGAATGGGATAGATGATTAAGAAGATAGAGAAGAGCAGGGAACGACTCGGCCTATCCGTCGCGGAAGCGGCGGGCAAGGCTGGGTTATCTAGAAGCGGTTGGCACCGGATCATCAAAGGGGAGAGGGTGCCAAAGCTGGAAACATTACAAGCGATGGCCAAGGCCGTTGGGTTAAAATTAAAGATAGGTATTTGAAACAATGACACGAGAAAATTTAGCTGTGGCAGTTATAAAGATAACCGACGAAGTGAAAGAGAACGCGCGAGCAGTTGCCGAGGCGTTCGCCATGTATAACGAATTAGACTACGAAGATTGTTTCATTGCGTTGATATGTGAATTCGGATTTAGTGAATGGTGCGTACGCAATCGGCTATGGCACGAGTGGAACACAGACACCTATTTTGGTAACTTTACCTGTGAGACCCGAGACAATGGCCGGATGATTGGCGTCCATGTTCATGCCCTATGGGCGGGTATGGACTTTGACCCAGCCACAGAGGGTATCCGCTGTACGTTCTACGACGTACACACAAACCCACAGATAGACTTGCACATATTAGCCCGCTATGACGGCGACCATGTACACATTTACGGCGGGGCGGCTGGGGAACACATTAAACAGAATGGCGATATCTGGGAACTAAGGCCGATGGTACTAAACCTGCCAGCGGAAGATATACCCGTACCCGCCGACCTTTTAGCGGTTGGGCTAATGCAAACCGACGACGAACAATACCCGCTAGATGGGCTGTTAGACTGAGGGGATAACATGAGCGACTTAAACACAATACTAAACAACTTGGATAGGGCCGGCTTTAGAGTCCGACCAGTCAAACCTACTATTCTTAAACTTACGGGGGTAAACCATGAGCAGATTAAAAGCCGTGAAACCAGAAGCACGGGGCAGCCAGCGGGCGAAGATCATCATAAGCGGGGGGGCTGGAGTTGGAAAAACCTACTTTGCCTTAGACTTCCCTTCCGTCTACTACATCGACGTTGAAGGCTCAGCCGAGCGTTGCCACTACGCCGAAAAGCTGGCAAGTGCCGGCGGTGTATACTTCGGAATTGACGAAGGCAGCCAAAGCCTGAAAGAGGTCACTGAGCAGGTGATAGGCTTAGCCACGGAAGACCACCAATATAAGACGGTGGTAATCGATAGCTTTAGCAAACTATACGCCATAGCCTGTTTCGAAGCCGAGGAAAGAGTTGGCAACGACTATGGAGCCGATAAGAAGGAAGCTAACAAGCCAACGCGTAAGCTATTACACTGGTTAGGCCGGCTAGACATGAACGTTATTTTAATCTGTCACCCAGCGGACAAGTGGGAAAAGGGAGAGGTTACAGACACCACCTTTGACGGCATGAAAAAGCTAGATCATGAACTAGATTTATGGTTAGAGGTTAAAAAGCAGGGGAAAACCCGAAAGGCTAGAATCAGGAAAAGCCGCCTGCAAGGTTTTGAGGATGGCGAAACCATGCCGTTTAGCTTTGATGAATTTAGCGAACGTTACGGATCGGAGCATATAAGTGCTAAGCGTGAAAGGCTTCACAAGTTAGCCACAGAGAAACAGGTTAACGAACTAACCGCGTTAACTGTAGATGCGGGGATCGGACGTAAGACTATTGAAAGCTGGCTAAAGAAAGCCAATGTAGAAACGTTGGATCTAATGCCGGCTGATACTGTCAAAAAGTGTATCGCTTATTGCAAGGAAAGGACGGCAGACAATGGCTCAAGCAACGCGGACGTTTTCTGATAAGTTAGCGGCGGCTGATTATGTCGCCTTTGACCCTGTTTACTTGCAGGGGCTAACGCTAGACCAGATAACCAACAAGATAGAAAAAGAGTGCGGCTTTCGGATTGGCCGGAAGACGTTAGTAAACATTTTAGATTTTTACAAGGTGCAATATCGATGCAATTTAATCCAGAAGACGTTGGCGAATTTGAACGAAAAGCATTACCAGAGGGAGAGTACGACTTTGAAGTAATTGACGCAGAGAATGTAGTGTTCGACGATGACGGAAACCTTCACGATCAAATAAGGCTTAAGTGCAAAGTGTTTGGCGATGATGAAAGCATTATTACAAGCTGTTGGGTAGGGTATCCGAAGTTGTGGAAACTCAAACAGTTTTGCGATGCGGTTGGGCTGGGCGGTGAGTTTGAAAAGGGCGAAATATCACCTGATCAATGCGTCGGAAAAGCTGGCCGTGCTTTGCTGGGTATCTGGAAAGAGCGTAACACGTTTAGGAAGTTCTTAGCCGACGACCAGAAGCCGAAGAAACCTAAAGCCGATAAGAAGGCGGCTAGTAAGTTCTACAGCGATAAAAAAGAAGCTCAAAAGGGTGACGATATTCCGTTTTGAGAAAGAGGGACGAAATAGCGGCGGTGTTTGTATTCGCTTTGATGTTGCCCAGCCCGTTCACGGTTGGCGCTTTAACTACTTACATGTTTTTTAGATACTTTAAGATTAAATATGATAACCGAAAACCAGAGAGATAATTTAGCTGATAAAAGCAGGGAAGCATTAGCCCGCGTCAGTGATTCACTAAATATCGTTAATGGGATCCTAGAAGAAGCCAAGTTTAAGAAGGCTAACAAATACGCAGAGTTAGCCACACGGGCAACGCTAGAACTTTATCAGGATCAGCTAGAGATTAGCAAAATTGCACTTTCGCTAATCTTACGTGATATTAGTGACGATAGGTTAGGTAAGACTGACCGCAAACTCTCGACGGTTGGTTAACTGGGTATAAGGCCCACCGCAGGGGTTGTTAGGCGGTGGGCCTTTTTTATTTGGAGGGGGAAAGATGATAGACCGATTAGTAGAATTAATTAATTTAAGCAATGCTGGATTTTTAACTAGAGATTATACAGAAGGTAATGCAAGGTACTGCTTGGAAATCAAAGCCTATATGCCTAGCGGCGAAGTGCTTGATTTGTTCATCTATGACTACGTATCAGACGGAATTTTCGTTCGGTTTGAAGATTGTGATGGCGTCCGTTCTACCGGCTTTATAGACGTTAGCAGTGCCTATAAACTTCTTGCTGTATATAAGAAAGGCCGCCAGACCTACGAAAGAAAATATTATTTGTGGGAAATGCTGGAGTGTTCTTTTGTTGGAGAAGACTGTGAAGAATTGCGTAAAGCCTTAGATGAATTTGAGGAGGGGCAGTCATGCTTGGTTTTATAAAGCTACACAGGCGGCTTCTAACGTCCGCAGTGTTTGAAGATGGTAAATTGCTCAAGAGTTGGGTTTGGTGTTGTCTGCGGGCGTGCTGGGAGCCTTACACGTTAAACGATGGCCGCAGGCTACAGCGGGGGCAGTTTGCAACCAGTATGCGACGGGCAGCCCTAGAGCTAAATTGCACGCCGGCCACAGTAAAAAGGCATTTTGATAGGCTGGAAAAAATGCAAATGATTATTACACAGCGTGAAACACCCTATACCGTAGTTTCAGTCTGTAATTACAGCGTATTTCAGGATCAGTTGGCCGGAGGTGAAACACCTATAGACACACTAACAGACACACCTGTAGACACACCAACAGACACGCGCATAGACACAAGAAGAAGAAGAAAAGAAAGAAAGAAGAAAAGAAAAGGGGGTTTTGTTTTTTCTGGTTCTGAAAAAAGGAAAGCAACACTGGCTAAATGGAGTGAGTACAAGGGCAAGCATTACACGGACCAGCAGAAGCAGGCTCTTCAAGAATCATTGGACGGATTGATTGATGCTGATATAGAATTGAAGGTTAACAGGGCCATAGCGTCAGGCTGGAAAGGTTTAGGTGACCTAACGCCGGAAGTTAGAGACAATCCCCAGCCGGCGAAGCATTGGCAAGCAGGCGAAAAAGAAGCAGCCATTAAGCACGACTTAAAGAAACGCATTAAGGCGGCTAAAAAAGCCGGATCATTGAACACGGTTAAAGCACTTAAAAAGGAGCTAGCAAACTATGCGGGCTAGATACATTAAAGAGGGCGAAAACAAGCGGGTTAGAATATTTACTAACAACGTGGACGCACTAGCAAAGCTAGATAAAGCGTTAGACTCTCAAGGGTTTTTACAGGTTGGTTTATTGAAGTTTTGGGCGCACTGGGTCAGAGCGGGAAGACAGCGCCGGAAAGCGGTAAAGCCCGTTGATAGTCCTAAACGATAAACGGTTAGTTCTGATAGTTCCAGCCGGTTGTAATGCTCGGCATATACACCACACGCTAGGCCGTCGTAAGCGGGCGATATGGGTAGAGCCGGTAGAGGGTGTAGAGATACCAAGAGAGTTTATTACATATCGGCGGGCAGTGGTTGCACGTAACCCGTTTACACGGGCAATAGACCTATTCGACAAGTACAACCTAAAGCGGGAAGCCGCAAACCTAAAGCGGCTAACGCTTAAAGAGTATATCGACAACCTACCAACACACAAGCAGCACTACAGCCAGACGATTAAAGGGTTGATAAAAGACGTAGAGCCGGTTGAGGTCTACCAATACGAGCGGCTTAGAAAGCACCTAAACGAAGCTACAGGGATTACAGCTAAGTTTAATCTACCGGAGGTTATCAACTGGAGAAAGCGTTGGTATAGGTGCGGCTCAGAGACAATAACGCACTTTAGACAATGGGTTTTTGAAGATATCTTTTTACTGGGTTACAAAGACAAATCGATTAGCGAAATAGAGGCGATGGCGTGCGGGGGAAAGTATGACTAACAGCAAACAGAAGGGCAAACGCGGCGAAATTGAATTATGCCGAGTTTTAGAGCGGGCGTTAAGGGGTACAAGCTGGAGACGATCGCAACAGTTTTGCGGGGTTGCGGGGGATGCTGACTGCATCGGGGTTGATGGATTGCATGTCGAGTGTAAGCGGGTAGAGGGTGGGACTAAGACCGTTTACAAATGGTTAGAGCAGGCGGTTAGCGATGCGAAGAATACAGACGTTCCGATTGTTTGCCATAGGCCGAACGGCCAAGATTGGATTGGTATAGTCTACCTAGATGATTTAGAGGGTTTATATAACGTTTTACGGGGGGTTTATGAAAATGTCGAAAAAAGAATATGACGTTAACGAGATCATTCAATTGAGGGAAGCTGGTAATACATATAATCAAATCGCAAAAATAATAGGCTGTCATTTCAACACAGTTAAACGCTATTTAAGGCCGGAGTGTAGACAGTCGCATAACAAGCGGCACAAATGGGTGAAAGAAAACAAACCAGAAAGACATCGTAGGTTTCAAATTACCCAAAAAACGTGGGCGTTTCAAACTAGAAACGTATCGGCTAGAAACCGCGCGAAGTTTACTATTGAAGAATTAAAGAGCAAGTTCGACAAAGACAAAAGATGTTATTTAACGGGGAGACCTTTAAGTTGGAACGACCCAGCTGGTATGCAATTTGACCATATAAAGCCAGCCTCCAGAGGCGGAACTAACGAATTATCTAATTTAGGTTTTACGTGTGAAGAGGCAAACACAGCAAAGAAAAATAAAACATATGAAGAGCATATTGCATATTGTTTAGAGGTTGTTAATTATGCTGGATACAAAATTGAAAAGGGGTTAAATGCAAAGTGATTGATTTAACGAAGTTACGGAATAGGGTTAATAATTGCATCGAAAGCCGGCACGGCACCGACCATTTGCCCAAGTGCCGGCAATGCGGAAAAAAGCCCGTTAGGGGCTATTCTCACAAAGCTATTTTGGGCTGTGAATGTAGCATGATGAGCGGGGACGGTTATGGGGATCTTGAGCAGGCATGGAAAGCCCTGCAGGGTAACTATGCAGAACGTGAAGAACTACGGGGTAACCTTGCAGAAGCTCACAGAGCGCATAACATGTATAGAGCCAATATGACGCGGCTAGTGGATCAAATGCGGGCTTTTACGTATAAGCTAAAGCCGCATGGGTTCCCAAACAGCATGGAAGCCGTCAATAACGACGCCACAGCCCACTAGGGGTTTCTGATTGAACTTTTTACCGTAGTTCATAGCCAAATTATCAACGTCTAAGCCACAGCCGACAGACAAGCCAAAGATTATATCGTTCTCATTAGCGTAGTAGGTTACGGAAGCCTGACCGTGCAAGTGGCCTTGTACCCAGCTTGTAAAATGCTCTTTAGCGTTTTTCAGGGCTGCGCCTTGCCCTCCCTTGCCCCTATCACCATGAGCATAAAGAACGCCGTCTAACTCATAAGTGCTAAAGCGGGGCCGCCAATTCCATTTGGGGGTTTGCCATACGTCGGCGTATTTGCGTATCAATTGGGTTGGTATCCCGATAGTTACGGCCTTTCGGCGTGGTAGTGCATCGTGGTTACCCGTCATAACTACAGCATTAGGGAACGCTTTATATAGTGCGTTTACCTGATCTTTAGCCGCTGTATACTCGGCCATTGGGCCGGAGGCTTCCGGTTCCTTTTCGTGGTAGCTAATCGCGGCCCAGTCTACTACATCACCTATATGAACCACAGCATTACAACGCCAAGCCTTGTATATGTCGTTAAGAAAATCAATATAATCATCACGCATAGCGGGGGCGTGAGTATCGCCAATAACCAGAACTCGAGCCATTTAATAGCCTCCTTTTTAGATTGAGACCCCCTAAGCCCCCCTAAGCCCACCATTGAACCCTTTACTGCTTAATTGTAAACAGCTATAAGCTACAGCCCTAGATTGATTTACAATAGGCGTTACCCTCGTAGGGTGGCGGCTGGCTGTCTCACCTATCCCCCTCGGCTAGTCGTCACCCTCTTTAATAGGTGCATACAAGTGCATACTTTTGTTTTGGTGGCTATTAAAGGGTTAACAGGTGGCTACTTTAGGGTCAAATGCTGGGTGCTTCTGGGTGCTTCTGGGTGAAAGGTGGAATAATGGGACTATGTGCGTACTGTATGCGGCGTGAGTGTAGCTGTACTACTACGCGCCGTATGCCTAAGACATGGAGTACCCCAGAGGGTGACCCGCTAGACCATGAGCAACGACGGGGTAACTCAAACGCCCGAGGTTATAATCACAAATGGCGTAAGGCCCGCAACACATGGCTAACAAGGGAGCCGCTTTGTGTAAGCTGCAAGGCTAAGGGCAGGGTGACCCCTGCCTCCGTGGTGGATCATATCACACCCCATAGGGGAGACAGTAAGTTGTTCTGGAATACCTCAAACTGGCAAAGTTTGTGCGAAAAGTGCCATAATAGGAAGACTTCACGCGGTTTATAGACGTATAAGGGCGGGGGGGGTATTATTTAGGGTACCGTTTTGGCCGTAGAC